ATCGAAGGGGAAACCTGTCTCCTCCTGAACGAGTAGCAGCCCGTGCAGTTCGTGTTCTAACTTCATAGGCCCTTCAGGGTACTGCTTCTTCAGTAGAGTCTGCAGCAGCTTGTCATTGACCTCGACATCCTGCTGGCAATACTCTAGCATCTCTGGCGTGAAGGCGTCCCAAGCGTCCTCAGCGTCCCCGTACGAGTCTTTAAGACAGCCTAGGCGCTGACCCCAAGCCTTCAGAGACTGACTCCCTATGAGCCTGTCAGAGACTCTGCGGTTGTCTAGGTCTAGCTCCCTGATGTTGGGGTATACTAAGCGGGCTGCGACGAGTGTGTCGTAGACCTCGCCCTCGTACTTGAAGCCGTGTAGCTTAGCCAGAAGAGGTATGTCGTAGGCCATAATGTTATGCCCTGCCAGACACTCGGCCTTAGCCAAGAAGTCCAGACCCTCTTTAATCTGGGTGTTGTCGAAGGTGAAGACCTCCCCTGTCTCCGTATCCTTCGCCACCATACACCACACGGTTGTTGCGTCGTCCAGCAGATTGTCTGCCTCGATGTCAAATAAAATCATATCTACCCTCTCGTCGGAGTGGTTAATGAAAGGTGGGGTAAGAGTCACGCTCCTTCTCATACATGACCCTGAACTCCTCCAATGTGGGGATCTTCTCCCCCTGCCCCGCCTCGTCTAGTATGTAGGCCAACCTTTTGTAGGTTGTTTCTAACTCTAGCTCTGAGTAGGGGCGTGGTGGTTTAGAAATCATCTAGTCCCTCCACCATTCTACCTGTTTCGCTATCGTACTCAAGCGCACAACATAACCCTGTCTCCCCCGACCACCTGTTCTTTAGCACTCGAACGTGTGTGCGGTTAGCATCGTCAACATCCTGTTGATTGCGCTCCAGCCCTATCACCATGTCGCTTAGCTGTGCGATAGCTGCACTACCACGAAGCTGAGCAAGGGAGGTTTGCGCTCCTTCCTCGTGGCCTCGGTCTCCGCTAGGACGCTTCAGGTGCGACACAAGGATTAACTCGCACCCTAACTCCTCAACAAGACTACGCAGCTTTGTCATGGTGTTGTCAATTATTCTTCGTTCGTCTCCTCCCTCTAACCCACTGACCACAATACTCAAGTGATCGAGGATAATGTATTCACATTCGCAGCCCCTGACTAGGTAACGGATTTTAGACAGGAGGTTATCGCTGTCCGTCGATCCCCAATGGTCGTATAAGAATACTCTACCAGTACCTAGCGTTGCATCGAACGCCTTCTTCAGTATCTTCTTGTCAGCCTCGTCGCCTAAGTGTAGGAGTTTGTTAGCCTCAATGGACATCAACCCCAAGCCCGTACGCTTGACTGACTCTTCCAGTGCGATGTAGCCCACAGTCCTACCTTCACTCAAGAAGTGGTGTGCGAACTCCCTCGTCAACTGACTCTTACCTATGCCACTCCCTGCCGTTACGGTTACGATCTCCCCACGACGACACCCCTTAGTCTTCTCGTTAATCCCAGCGTAGGGATAGCTGACTGTCTCAGCCTCCTCCACCTTGGTAACGACTTCCCAAAGGTCAGCCCCGTTAAGGATACCATCAGGCCGGTACTCCTTAGCTCCCCAGATACAGTCCATCAGCTCACGCTGCCTGCCTTGCTGCAACATATCGCTGGCGTCCTTCAAAGGAAAGGTAGCGATCTTAGCTTTCTTAGGTGTCAGCATAGCTGCACACGCTAGGGCTGCTTCACGACCTACCTTGTCGCTATCGAACGCAAAGACAACGCTGTCGAAAGCCTCAAGCCATTCAATGTTCTGCTTGATGTCTCGCTTAGCTCCTGCTGCTCCAGTCTTAACGGAGACCACAGGCCACTTGTTGCCTTGTATCTGGCTTAAAGTGAGAGCGTCCAACTCTCCCTCGGTAACGACTACCATCTTCCCTCCGTCTCGCCACAGCCATTGGCCGTACAAGACTGCTGCCTTCAAGTCGCCACGCACGGAGAAGCTCTTGTCAGCCGAGCGAATCTTCTGCGCGACCAAGCGACCCTTCGCATCTCGGTAGTTAGCGACGTGGACTTTGCTATCCGCTAGTCGTCCGACCTCGTAACCCCAGAGTTTGCAGGTGTCATAAGTTAGCTTCCTCTTGCCTAGCGCCTCTGGCTCGCCGCTGACGAAGTCCATTGGACGCTTCACCTTATCTTCCACTTCTACTGTACCCTCCCCGTTGACATGGGTTTCGCAAGAGAAACAGTAAGTGTGTCCATCAGTGTAAAGCGAGTTAGCGTCCGACGAACCACACGCAACACACGCAACGTGTCGAACAAACTCACTGTCTTCTCTAGCTTCCATAATCACTCCACGATTTCTACTGCGTTTACTTGGAATCCGAACCCTCGGGCTGCGTCTAAGAAACAGTCCGAAAGATCCTCAAGTGTTAGGGGTTCGCCTCGGAAGCTCCGGTCTACTGTAGCCTCCGACACATCAATCCCCTCCTCGTACTCTGTAATACGAACTAGAACTCTAGTCAATCCACTCATCAGGAATCTCCTCCCCTTCTGCCCAAACAAAGCCGTGTCTCTCAGCCCACTCACCACAGGTCATGCGCGTCCCGTCCTTCCGCTTCTTCGACCCCTGCACTGGACTATTGCCTCGCTGGAACAGGAAGCGAATGTCCAAGTCAGGGTGCTGCTCTCTGATAGATCGCATCTTTCGTTGAGCGTCTTGGCGAAAGTACCCCTTGACCTCGACGTAGACGTCGCCTATGAGGAGGTCAGGGATATAGTTCCTTTCGACGGTGTAAGGTAACTTACAAGGCTCGTACTCGTAAGCTACCCCCCGACCGTCTAGGTTGTGCATGACTCGTTCTTCTAGCGTCGACCTAGAAGTCGTCGTCATCTGTTGCCACCTCCTCCTCGAAGACTGAAGATGCCTCTGACTTAGCCGTAGTCTGTGATTCAAAGCCGTCCTCCTCGTCGAAGATTGAAGTGGGGGTGCTGCCGTGTTCGACCAAGTCAATGACCTGTACAGCTTTCAAGCGTAGGGAAGCTCCTGACTTCTTCGTCGACATCATCGTGTAGGGAGCCGCCTCGAACGCCACCTTCACAGTTGACCCATTACCTACCAAGACAGAGCCGTCCATAGGCGTACGCTTGGCATCGACCACGGCGACGGACTGAGTGAAAGTCTTACCGTCTCGGGTGGTAATCTTTGCCTTAGCCTTGACTCGGAACTTGATGTTACCAGTGGCATCACCTGTCTCGTCGTCGTACTCTGGGGCAAAGGGGAACTGTGTGGACAGATCATTCTTGAGGGCTGGCTTCTTCTTAACCGCCTTCTTGAACTCCTCTTGAACTATGCCTTCTAGTTGCTCACACATTGCTGCTGCTTCATCTTCGGGAACTAGCAGGTCAATTGAGTAGACACCGTCGCTGTCGAAGCGAGTGTCAGGCTCAAAGACCTTAGCCCACAAAGCCTTACCTTTCAAAACTAAGAGGTTCTTAGCCATATTTACTTTCTCCTTTCGGTTGTTGTTAATAAGTTATATATATACTTTAACGGGGGTGGGGGCAATAGGGGGCTCTTTCACTTTAGGCAAAGAAATAGTCGCTCCTTATAACCTCACGTAATAAGAGATCACCCTTCTCAGGGGGTCTCGGTACGTCCGTACCCTCTGGCAATACTGCCATTGCGTCCTCGTAAAGCTGCTCCAGCACGTCGTTCTCCTCGTACATCTCGACAAACGCCTCCCTGATGTGCTGGTTTAATCTATCCATGTTGGGACTGTGGGTGCCATAGCTGTCGTGAACCATAGCGAAGTCAGTGATCCCTTCCTCCAAACACTTCCCAACTGTCAGCGTCAGGGCTGAGGCGTCGAGAGAGTGGATAAAGTTAGGGGCGCTGCCACTCACGGTCTTGCGTTTGTTCGTTGTGCCCTCCTTATCCTTTTGATAATTCATACGAATTACGTTACCGTCAAGGTGCGTCCTAATCCTTCGCTTGTCTTTGTCCTTGTACAACTGAGCCACAAGAAAGTCAGTCGGCGTCGTCCATACCATGTGCAGCTTGTTGTCTGCGTACAGTTTAGCCAGTGCCTTGATATAATCCATTACTTTCCCAGCAGAAACAATGACTTCCGAGATAGCCTCCCATACAAACCCCGACAGGTGGTGTGCAGGTACGCCAAACTGGTCGTCCCACGGGTTATTCCCTGTACACTTATCAGCCAGTGCTTCCTTAATGTACTCCCGACAGGCAAAGCGTGTCCCGCTGTAGGGTACAATCATCACTGAACGCTTGGTTACTTTCCGATCAATCCCAATGTTCAACAACTGTCCTGCCAGCTCGTCGCCCTGCGCCCTTGCCTCCTCCAGCAGCTCCACAGTACGCTCGGCCACGTCAGTGTAAATGTCCTGCGGCACACTGCTAGGGGTGAGGTTCACTGCTCGACCCCCCTCAGAGTCCCTGAGCATCGCTGAGAGGTGTTGTAATCCATTACAGCTACCATCACTAGCGCAAGGCAAACGTGTCTCACAGGGCTTCCCAGAGCGTCTCAGGGCTATGTAGTTAGCCCACTCCTTACACCACGCCAGAGCCTGCCACGGTTTGTCGGCCTCAGTCCACCACCGATTGGTCAAAGGATCGTCAGCTACCGCCTCTGCCTTGTCGCTGTGGAGGTAGGCAAACATCTCTCGGTCGTCGAGGGACACCTTGTCCACCCCGAACAGGTTAGCCCCGTGGATAGCCAACCAGCGGGCGTCCTCGTCCGTCTCAATCCAAGCAGGGTTAGCAAACTCGATACAAGCCTTGCCATAATCTGCCACCTGCGGAGACATGAAGCTCTCGACGCAATACTTCCTGCCTCGAAAGTCCATCTGCCAGACAAACCAAAGGTTCTCGTACTGTTGGTACTCCTCAGCCAGTTGAATCGTACGCTCAACCTGAATGCGTCGCGAGAGCGACTTAGCGTTGAAGGCGTGAACCGACGTACGCTTGGCCTTAAAGGTTTTGAACTGGTCAATCTTATCTTCAGGCAGCTCCTGCGGCGGCACGTCAAACGGGTACGGTGGAGGTGTAAGGTTCTCCCGTGGCGGCAAGCCTTCCCACTGTTCCCCGCTTTCCCAAGCTGACCTAAGCGTCTCGACGACGAAGGAGTTAATCCTCCACGGCGTACGTTGTAGCGCGTTGATACATTGCAGCTCTGCGCTTAGATCCTTTTTGCTAAGCTCTGAGTAGTAGCCTCTCAAGTCCATCATTTGTGTACCCTCACAAGTGGTAGTGGGTTAATCACATCAGAGTAGTAGCCCCCACCTTGCAGCCCTTCCCAATCCCTCGGCGGGATAATACAGGGAGAGTAGCGAGGTAGGCGCCTCTCGTTTGTTTCGTTAAACGCTTTAATCCATTCTAAGGTTTCGTCGGTAGCCTCCAAGTACGACGTCGTCTTACCTTTTTTCTTT